TGATGCTCTTCCGGCTATATAATAAACCATGTATAAAGCACAATTCAAAAGAAGCAATCCCTACGAATCTTGGACAACCATAGGACACTATGGTAATGAACAATCAGCTATGGCCGCAGCTCTGCAGTATAAAAACAAAGGCATGCTAATGGTTCGAGTCACTGACAAGAGTGGTGGTGTTGTTTACACAGGTTAAACTTAAGGAAATACAATGAAAGCAATCGTATGGAGCAAGTATCATTGCCCCTACTGCGATCAAGCAAAAGCACTACTGAAACAAAAAGGTATTGAGTTTGAAGAGCGTAAAGTGGGCGATGGGTACACTAAAGAAGATTTACTAGAAGCAGTACCCTCAGCAAGAACAGTACCGCAGATTTTTCTAGATGGAAATCTGATTGGTGGATTTACAGAACTTAAAAAACATTTACAAGGATAGTATGTTAATAGATAAAGGCGTATCAGCAGGAGAAGTAATTACTCTTAAACTAACTAGTGGTGAAGAAATTGTAGCCAAACTAGTAGAAGAAACAGCAACGCATTATAAACTAAATCGTCCGATGGTTATCGGCATGGGCGAACGTGGGCCGGGACTAATGCCCTATTTGTTTACAGTGAACCCAGAAAAACAAGTTAAACTGTTAAAAACCACAGTCACTGTCGCAGAAGCTACAGATGAAGTGTTTGCCAAACAGTTTGTACAGAGCACTACTGGGATTGCACTGGCTTAAATACTAGTATGGCATTAAGTACAACTCCAACAATTAGTCCAAGCCCAGCAGCTGGGAATACTCCCAACGGTCCCTTTCCGCAAAATCCAGTAAATCACACCCATCCGTTTACTGCGATTACAGGACTTAGATTTGGTACTAATGGTAGAGTAGAACCCGTTTACGATGCTGCTAATGTTTTTGCCAACGGACAGATAATTGCACTATACAATGCAGCCAGTACAGAAGGCACGTTTTCTGCAGTTACAGTACCTAGAGTCACTGTGACTCAGGCCGTGCAAAACGTTGAAGGAGATGATGACAACACAGCAGGAAAAGTTGAAGCTGACAGATTTCTTGCAGAAGGCCGTATTACCCCAGCAGAACATGCAGAAATAACAACAACCCCAACTCCAAAAACTCAAGGAGTAGCACCTGTAGCACCTGTAGCAGCTCGTGAAGCTGAAGCGGTTACTGGAGATATTAGTTTTGCCACAGTACTAACACCTAATGGCACTACGCTAGGAACAATGATCAAGAATGTTACCTATCCTAGAACCATTGCTCAACTGTCTCAATGTAGTCCTGCAGTGTCAGGCCCCCAAGCAGTGGTTAACAATTTAGCCGCATTGGCGTTGAACATCTACGAACCAATAAAAGCAAAATATTCAAATGCTCTTATCACCAACAGCTACAGACACGGAGCCACCATCGGCGGTGGAGCTCACGGTACTGGGCAAGCAATGGACCTACAGTTTAGGGGAGTTGGTGCTCACGACTACTTTGATATCGCTGTATGGATTAGTAAAAATATTCCCTACGATCAATTGTTGTTAGAATATCTACCAGGTAAAACAGTATGGATTCATATTAGCTATGCTATTCCTAATTTGCCATACGGTGGTATTAGTACTAGAAAAAGTAAACCACAAAACATTTTAGCAACACTAAATGGTGCTGCCGGTGGAAAGTTTACACCAAATTTACACTCTGACATCATTGTCAGTTCAGTGCCCAACAGAGTTGTAGCTGCTTAATGAAAAAAATATTTTGGAATATCGCTGGATTCATCAGTCTCGGACTAGCCTATGTAGGAGTCGTTACTCCCGGCATGCCCTACAGTATCTTTGTAGTGTTTGCTGCCTATTGCTTTAGCAAGGGCAGTGAACGTATGCATCGCTGGATATATAATCACAAGCTCTTTGGACCGTTCTTAACCAACTGGGGACAGAAACGTGTATTCCCAACTAAGATGAAATTCTTTATGCTGGCCATGATGAGTTCGAGTTTGATCATCATGTGGTTCACAGGAATTAAACCTATTGGAATATTAAGTACTGCGGTGTTTATGGCTCTAGTTGCTGTATGGGCTTGGCGCTTTCCCGGATCATTAGCAGAATGGCAACACAGAGTAGATAACAACAAGAGGATTGGATGGCTAAAATAACCTTAGAAGAATTGATTGATATTGCATTTGCTGTAGAGGAAGGCGACCCGTTTGATTGGGGTGTTTTCAAACAAGGCCAAGAAGAAGCAATGAAAATGATCGGTGCTAGCGTACTAGAAATGTTTGATCGAGACGCCTACACTTCAGAAGAAAAACTAATCATGTTGGCTACAATTACCAAATTGACTACAGAAAACATGATTTTACACTCAAAGCTCTTGACAAACAGTCAAAAAGATGCTTAAATAGTAGTATACACACAGACACGTGGTATATAACATAAAAGGTAAACAGTAATAATGGTAACAGGTAAAGTAAAGTGGTTTAATGATGCAAAAGGTTTTGGATTCATTACTCCCGACGATGGTGGCGCAGATTTATTCGCACACTTTTCACAGATTAATTCGAGTGGCTTCAAGAGCTTACAAGAAGGACAGAGTGTAAGGTTTGAAGTAACTCAAGGCATGAAAGGCGCACAGGCTAGTAACATTCAGCCAGCCTAATGAATAGGAGGACTTATGGAACCAGATTACAATTTCGCAATTGGGGTCGTGGTAGTAGTAGTAATATTTCTATTGGTCCTCTAAAAGTATTGTTGTAATTCCTTCGTAGTGAAGGCGTTGTGGACCCGGGTTCGATTCCCGGCATCTCCACCAAAAGGATTTTTATGTTCGATAATTGGCAGTGGGTTTATCTCTGGGGCATAGCAGTAGCACTGAATTATATGTTCTGGATTATTAAAAGTCTTTTTGATGGGGATGACAAGGTTTCGACATGGCGAGATAGCGAAAGAGGCAACACGGTAGGCGATGACCGTTAATCAAGCAAATCTATAAATGCAGAAGAAAACGCATTTGACTTTGCAGCACTAAGCTTCACAGGTAATACTGTAGGCGGCCGTGTTGCAGTAGCAGCCTAAGAAACTGCCAGTCCGGGGCATCTATGCCTTGTCAACCAAAATAGTGAGACCCGCTTCGGCGGGTTTCTTTTTAATACCGAACGTTATTGATTTTTTTAATATTCGACATTAAAAAATACAATAGAAAAAACCTATTAAAAACGCTTGACAATAGGTTTTATTAGGATATATAATATATGCAATTAGTAGAAACACTAATGAAGTTTTCAAACACACACAAGGAGAAGTATATGAAAACAGTAGGACATAAGATTGAACCATTTGTAATAACAGGAGTTAAACCGGGCCAACCAGAAGATGCATTCTTTGACATCACAGAAAAGTCATTCGAAGGCAAGTGGAAGGTAATTGTTTACTATCCAAAAGACTTTACATTCGTTTGCCCTACAGAGATTGTAGCCTACGACAAATTGGCACAAGACTTTGCCGACCGTGATGCAGTTCTGCTCACAGGTAGCACAGACAACGAGTTCTGTAAAGTCAGCTGGCAAAATGCTCACGCTGATCTAAAGAAAATTACTCATACACAATTTGCTGACACACAGCGTGGCGAGTTGTCATTGATTGAACAACTTGGTGTATTCTATGCGCCAGCAGGTGCCGCACTTCGCGCAACATTCATTGTTGATCCAGACAACGTTATCCAACACGTTACTGTCAACAATTTGAACGTTGGTCGCTCACCAGAAGAAACTCTGCGTGTATTAGACGCATTGCAAACTGGCGAGCTTTGTGCTTGTAACCGTACAGTAGGCGGAGAGACACTATAATGGCATTCATCGACGCTATCAAAGAAGCGTTGCCAGACTACGCCAAGGACACCAAGTTAAATCTTGATGCTGTTCTACTACGTAGTACATTGGATGCTGATGTGGCCATGGGTTGTGCTGTAGCCGCATTGGCTGCTACAGGCAACGGTAAAGTACTAGGAGTAATGTTAGCAGATGCACCAGTACATGCAGAGTCAGCAATGACTGCCGCAAGTATTATGGCACAGAACAATGTGTGGTATCCATTTGTTGAAATGGCTGAAGATCCTAGCTTGAAGGGATTGCCAGCACAGTTACGTATGAACGCTATCGCGAACCACGGCGGAACTACCAAAGCAAACTTCGAAGCATTCAGTTTGGCTGCCAGTATTGTTGGCAAATGTCATTTCTGTGTCAAGGCACACTATGACACACTAAAGAACTCGGAAGGCTACACAGTAGAACAACTTCGTGATATTGGACGCATTGCTTCAGTAATGAACTCAGTTGCCAAAGTATTAAACGGCTAACTCATAAGCCCACTTCGGTGGGCTTTTTCTTGACTAAATATTGCTGCTGTCATAGACAGTGTACTACTATATGCAAACCAGTAAAGACCCTTGGGGGTGAGCCTTGCGAGGCAAAATGGTTAGACTAATCCAATTAATTTTGGCAAAGGCACTTAGGTGCCTTTTATTTTGGAGAAAATAAAAAGCCATAAAGTGTTGTATATTTTTCTTGCAGAGGATATAATAGTAATGTAGTGTTTATATACCAATGGGGTATAGGTGGCACTACAATACAAATCATTAACCAATAGGAGATAAAAATGATTAAAATTAAAGGCACCATCCCGGCTAAAGTTCTAGCCACTTTCCAAGCAAAACAACCATCCGGCACACCAGGAGAAGGTTGTACACAAATCCCAATGTCAACTAAAAACTTTGATGGTAATCGATTACCATCAGCTAATAAGTTGCAAAAGTATCTACAAAAAATGGGTGGCTTCCATTGGGGATTATTTGGGTCACCGTTAGTTGCACGGTTGCCAAATAAAGAATTAATGATTTACGATGGCGGGCATCGTGTAGCAATGTTACAGATGTTATATCCCGATCTCAAAACATTTCCGGGAACTATTGTTGATGTAGAAAGCAAAGCAGAAATTAGTAGATTGTTCCATCGTGTTAACGGATCAGCAGCATCTTTTGTTAATGCTGAAACTCGATTTATTAATGAAGTATTAGGTGAAGAAGACGGAATTGATCAATATATCGATGTTCTTAGAGCCGCAGGGGTTACTGTATACGAGTCAGAAGACAACTACGTTCCAAATAAATCGACAGATGTAGCACCAAAGTGGAAAATTAATGTCAAGCCATTACAAGATATGGTTGACAGTAATAATGAAGATACTGTATGGGCATTAAATTTATATACCCGTGCTTGGGGACAACATACTAATGACAGCGACAATGGTATTGCAATAACAGGACAAATTGTAAAAGCTCTTCATCTTCTTAAAGATGTGTACAGAGATGAGTTTAGTCAAAACGATATGTTAAAAAAGTTTGAAGAACATTTTGTTAATTTAGTCTCAATGATGCCCGATAAAGGTTCGCATTTGTTCCACGAAAACAAACACGATCGAATGGAGTTGCGTCATTACGGCACAGCGTTTGGAATTATGCAGAGATTTTGTTCATTTGGCAGAAATCAAACTTGGGCTCCTAAAACTCCCAACATTAGTAAAATTAGAGATCTGTACACAATATACGATAAGAAAAAGCAATCAAAAATTACAAAGTCTATTCAAGAAGACGAAGTAGAGTACGCTTGATCTGAAAGGCCCTATAAGGCCTTTCTTTCATTAAAGGAAAAAATAATATGACACAATTTGGACCAGGTCGTCCCGGACAGGGAAAGAGTATTAGACAGATACTCAAAGAATGCGAAGAGAACGATGATCAGCTGAAAGCAAATCCACTTTGGAAACAGGGATTTGAAGATGGGTATGCAGCAGCAATAGAAAATCATAGACAACTGTCAGCAGCTTTGCACAGTGTCTACAGAATAGATAGATTTGGAGAATAATATGACTAAAAATAACACATCATCAAAATTAAAAAAAATAGTAGAAAAAGACAGCACCCCTGCAGAGGATATTCTTAGAAAGATTCGAGCTAATCAGGACCCTAAATACGAAGCAGATCGTAAAAAATCTCAAAAGTTTGTAGAAGAGTATATTAAGAATGAAGGTAAGATTCGATACTTTAGGGACGATTGGCGTGGAACTAAAGTTTGGGAAGAC